GCGTGAGCCTTGCTGATAGACACTAGTCTACCATCGATATAAATTCTTGTCTACGCCATCCGTGTAAACGGATGCTCGTAAGTTCCTCGCCTCTCGTGGCTCGTTAATTGTTTGTGTCGGAAAATTCCCTCGTCGGTGGTCGGTTTGTGTTGGCCATTGTTGCTCGGCGGTTGTTTCTTATCGGTTTTCGGTTTGTGTTGGCTAGTGTCTAGGCCAAAAAAAAGGGTAAAAAAATAACCCCTCCCTTTCGGGAGAGGCTATTTTCTTTTAGTTTATGCGTCTACACTGACGGCTAGTGGGAGCGCATTTGCAATTTCTAACATGATGTCGAATTCTGCATCGCTTAGATTCTCATCGCGTAAAGCGGTGATGTATTGCAGAATTTCTTTTAGGCTCTGGACGCGTGTCTTAGATACCTTTCCAGCCTTAGTCGGTGCAGCCTTAGCAGCCTTGCGAATATCGCCTTTCGCCTTTCTAATCTTCGCAACCTCTGCTTTCAATATATCGGCGCTCTCCAATTTCTCACCGACACCTACGCCTAAGACGTCATACGAAGAAGTGGCGAGGCTCAATTGCTTGAGTAGGGGTAAAGCCTTGAATCCATCTACGGATCCGCGCATAATTGACCATGTAGGCAAGGCTGGCACGTGAGCGATACTTACGAACGAGGAGATAAGTTTGGTGCCCTTAATGAAAGTCTTTCGTTCATCAACCGTCAATTTACAGGCATCAAATGCTTTCGAGAATTTCTCGACGCTTTCGATGATGTCGTTTTCCGACTTGGAAGAGATGTCACATACATTGCTCCAAGCGGTGAGCAATTTTGGTGCGGTGAGTACTACTATTTTTTTCGATTCTTTTTTTACTGTCATTTCTTTATCCTTTTCTAGGTATCGGCAATTGTTGCCGATGGATTAATTTTACCATGAATTTAATTATCTATCTACCAATGACACCAGTCGCGGATCCGCGTTCGTGTAAACGGATGAGCGTGATGGATGGGGCGATGGATGGCGCCCGATGGATGGGGCGATGGATGGCGCCCGATGGATGGGGCGCGACGGATGAGCCCGACGGATGGGGCGCGATGGATGGGGCGATGGATGGGGCGCGATGGATGGAGCCCGATGGATGGGGCGAGATGGTTGGATATATATTTTTATTTATTGCGGGGAATCTATTATTAATCCGACACCTGCGGGGGGATAGTACCTACCGAACAATATCGCCCACTAATAGCGCGCAAGCGCATACGAAAACACACGCTTTTGACCCCAGGTTATTAAAACCTGGCGTCTTTATAGTATATATACTCCCATAATTATTTTCTGTTATATTATATTCCCCCCTTCCTCAGAGTACTAAAGTACTCCTCGTCAGGTGTGACCTACGTCACATCCTAGGCTTAACATATATAGGTTCGGGAAAATACTTTCCCTACCCAGTCGGAAAAGACCCGTTTGAACGGGTCTTCTATAGTATATAGATATTAATACGGAGTCGCTCCGTTTAAGACTCCGCTCCTCCTATATAATAATTATTAAAATTATTATAATAAAAGTGCGATTTCTATGCCGTCTTATACAACCGTTAATACACCGTTTTTAGATAGGGACAACTATGGGACGCAAAGCGGGAAAACAGAACTACACCAAGGAAGATGCCAAGACTAAGGTCCTAGCCCTGCTAGAACAAGGGGCTACTATTACCGCCGCCATGGCCGCCGTAGACCGTCAGGACACAGCCTTCCGTCAATGGGTAATGCAAGATGCTCACTTCAAAGAAGCAGCAGATAAAGCACGTCTTGCAGGTAAAGGCATTAAGGCTGACTTAGCCGATTTAAAGCAATTACCCTTTCCTGAGTTTTCTGAGCAATTCCTAGATTCAAAACTATTTGACCATCAACTTGACTGGATTGATTTGATGGAAGGTAATGAACCTAGATGGCTACCTTCTGGTATGACCTACGAACCTGGAGACCCTAACCGTGTCCTCATCAACGTACCCCCAGAGCATGCTAAGTCGACAACAATAACGATTAACTATGTAACTTATAAAATTGTGACCAACCCTAATACGCGAGTAATCATCGTTTCTAAAACACAGGGTATGGCTCGTAAATTCCTTGGCGCCATCAAAACGCGTCTCTCCCATCCTGGTTACACTAAACTACAGACGGCCTTCGGCCCTAATGGTGGGTATAAGGCAGATGCAACACAATGGTCTGCCGATATGATTTATCTAGGCACAGGACGCGACTCTGGCGAAAAGGACCCTACAGTTCAAGCATTGGGCTTTGGTTCTCAAATTTACGGAGCGCGAGCCGACTTGATTATCCTAGATGACGTGGTGATGGGTTCGAACGCTCATGAGTGGGAAAAGCAAATTGAGTGGTTGCAAAAGGAAGTTATAACCCGTTTGGGACGACACGGTAAACTTATTATTGTAGGAACCCGTGTATCCTCTATAGACCTCTATAAGATGATTAGAGATGGCTCACAATGGACAGGTGGCAAAACACCCTTTACCTATTGTGCTATGCCAGCAGTTCTACGCTTTGATGAAAAGCCTGTTAACTGGCAAACGCTTTGGCCTGCGACAGACCAACAAGAAAACGATTTGGATGACGTACTCGATAATGGACTTTTTCCCAAGTGGGACGGACCTTCTCTCTTTAAGCGTCGCTCTGAGGTCGCTCCGTCGGTTTGGGCTATGGTCTACCAGCAAGAAGACGTCCAAGAAGATTCAATCTTCTCACCTACCTGCGTTGCAGGAAGTGTCAATGGAATGCGAAAGCGCGGACCGCTAAAAGCAGGAATCCCTGGACACCCCAAAAACGTTGAGGGTTATACTGTTATGGGACTCGACCCTGCTATGGCAGGTGCTACAGGTGCTGTAATCTGTACATACAACAGAGCAGATGGGCGTATCTATATTCTAGATGCTGTCAACATGACAGAGCCTACACCACAGAAGATTCAGAATTTGATTGAAGACTGGGTTGAACGCTATCGACCTCAAGAACTACGTATTGAAATTAACGCTCACCAAAAGGCTTACGCCCTCGATGAGAATCTACGCAGTTTTCTTGCAGGATATGGGACCCAACTCAACTCACACTTTACAGGCAAGAATAAGTGGGACACCTCTTTTGGTGTAGCATCTATGGCAAGCCTATTTGGTAATACCCGCGATGGTAGATTCCAGGATAATAACCTGATTGAACTTCCTAGCAACGAAGGCTCAGAAGGTCTCAAGACTTTAGTACAGGAACTTATCACTTGGAAGCCAGATACTAGAAACCCAACAGACGTTGTCATGGCTTTATGGTTTACAATTATTCGCATTAGAGAGATGATGCAACGCTCAAGTCAAGCAACACAGTACTCAAGCAATAGGTGGGCGACTCGCGCTCAAAAAGAACGCAGATTCGAAATCAACCTAGACGACGCATTCGCTGACCAATGGTCAGAACAATATAGTTAGGATAACAATGGCGTTAAATATAGAGCAGGTAGTAGCACGCGTTGATTCTTTACGCTATCGCAATAGTGAGCGCGATGCTCGTAACCAGGATGTTCTCTCTGTCCGCAAAGGACAAATTTCAAGGGTATACCCTGACTTCTTTCCAGATGGTGTAGATGCCAACGTAGTTGCTAACTTTATCGATGTTGTAGCACGTGACTTATCCGAGGTCATGGCTCCTCTTCCAGCAGTAAACTGCTCTGCGGCTAACTCTGTCAGTGACAAAGCACGTGCTTTCGCTGATAAGCGTACCCGTATCGCTTCGAACTATTTCTCACATTCAGATTTGTCAGTACAGATGTACTCAGGTGCAGACTGGTACATCACATATGGTTTCGTTCCATTCATGATTGAATTGGACGAAGAAGAAAAGATGCCACGCATCCGCATAGAAAATCCAATTGGGGCTTACCCAGAATTTGACCGCTATGGACGCTGTGTTGCATTTGCTAAACGATATCTAATGACCCTTGGAGAACTGGTATCACAGTTCCCAGAGCACGAACGTCAACTGCTTGGTTCTAATGGATATAAACAAGACCTCTATTCGCAACTAGAGATGATTCGTTACTACGATAAAGACCAGTCTATCATCTACTTGCCAACCAAACAAAATTTAGTTTTATCTTATGCAGCCAATCCGCTGGGTAAGATAATGGTTGTCGTGGCGCGTAAGCCATCTATTGATGGTGAACTGCGTGGACAATTCGATGACGTACTAGGTATTCAACTTCTCCGCAACCGTTTCGCACTTTTAGCAATGGAAGCAGCAGAGAAGAGTGTTCAAGCACCAATAGTGTTACCTCAAGACGTACAAGAACTCCAGTTGGGTGGCGATGCGGTTATCCGTACCGCTAACCCTGCTGGCGTTCGACGTGTAGAACTAAATCTACCACAGGGTGCATTCCAAGAATCGGCACTTCTTAACCAAGAACTTCGCGCTGGTACTCGTTACCCAGAAGGACGTTCTGGTAATATTGATGCTAGCATCGTTACAGGCCAAGGCGTACAGGCACTTATGGGTGCCTTTGATACACAGGTCAAATCAGCACAGGCAATCTTTGCATCTGCGCTACGCGATGTTATTAGCATGTGCTTTGAAGTAGACGAATCTGTCTATCCAGAAGAAAAGACCATTCGTGGTGTAGACTCTGGTTCTCCATACGAGATTACATACCGACCAAGCAAAGATATTAAGGGTGACTTTTCAGCGGATGTCCGTTATGGCATGCTCGCGGGTCTTAACCCTGCACAGGGACTAATCTTTATGCTACAAGCCCTAGGTGGCGGTCTTATCTCTAAGGATATGGCTATGCGTGAACTACCATTTACGGTAAATGTAACGCAAGAACTTGAAAAAATTGAAATTGAAAACATGCGTACCTCGCTTCTTGGTGGTATTACCGCAATGGCTCAGGCTATTCCAGCAATGGCAACATCAGGTGGCAACCCATCAGATATAGTAACTAAGATTGCAGGAGTAATTTCTGCACGTCAAAAGGGCCAGTCCCTTGAAGACGCTGTAAGTGAAATATTTGCTCCACAGCAACCAGTTCCTCCTGTTGGGGCTGCACCTTCCCCTGTTGAGCAGCCGTCCCCTGTTCCAGGAGCGGCTCCAGCAGGAGGTTTACCACCAGAAGGCATGATGCCTCCAGCAGAACAAGCACCAGACTTACAAACAATTTTATCTACCCTCAGTGGTAGCGGCAAGGCTTCGGGACGAGTAACAACTAGGGGATAAAAATGACTACGTTAGTAGCGATTCAGGGTGACGGATGGTCGGTACTAGGGTGTGATTCTCGCCTTAGTGATGAGAATGGTAGATTCCAAGTAAGCAAAACTCCAAAGATTGTAGAAAATAATGGAGTATTGATTGCTGGTTGTGGTTCATCTAGGTCTAGTAACATATTGCACTACGGATATGTACAGCCTAAGCCATCATTAAAAGAAGATTTAAACAACTACATGGCACAGAAGTTCATTCCGCAGATGCGTAAGAACTTTGTTGATGCTGGTATTGATATGAAAGAGGACGGCGATGTTGCACAAAATGAAGGTGGATTCCTTATCTCAATCAAAGGACAGGTCTTCTCTGTCTCCGATGATTATTCTTGGGATACCGATGTTCGTAATGTATATGTTATGGGTAGTGGCGGAGATGTTGCCCTCGGTGCATTGGCAGCGTTGGGTGTGGAAAAAGTAAAGACTGCTACGCAAGCAGAAACTATAATTCGTAAGGCTATTGCTATTGCTATTGAATATGATTGCTTCTGTTCAGAACCAATCCATACATTTAAACAATTTAAGTAGGAGATGATAATGGCAGAAAATCGTGGTGGTATGCGCCCAACGGCTCCTCAGAATAATCCAGCCAATGTATCAGGCTCAGGTGGAGCAGGTACAAATGGAGATTACTCAGGATTTGGTTATGGAGAAAACAAAGAAATTAACCAGAACCGTGTAACAGGCAACCAAGCAGTTCAAGCAGTTCAATCAGTTAAAGCATCAAGTCCTGCACCTCAGGGTGACAGATATGGTGGTATGAACTTTCCTCAACTAGGTACATTCATGGACCCAACTGGTGACAACCTACCTATCTCTGATGGTGTAGACTTTGGCAAAGGTGCGGATTCTTCATCACTGCCAGCAAACTTTCAGAATAACACACGCCCAGATGAGAATGCAATGATTGCAAAGCAATACCTTCCAGAATTGGTAATCGCTGCACGTTCTAGGAACGCACCAGATTCATTCAAGCGATTTGTTAATTATCTTATGGCGCAATAATGGCAGATATGACATTTTATCCTGGTAGTTTTTTTGACAACATAGACAAGTTTGCTAGTTCGCTTGGTTATCAGAATGCAGGGACAGTATTTGAACTTGCTATGATGCCTTGGCAGTCTGTAGAAGACCGCGATGCATTTATCATGGGAATTACCCAAGATGATGTAAAAGGTGGAAACGAAAAAAAATATATTAAACGAGATTTCTAGGGGGTTGCAATGGCTTGGTGGAATGATTTTACATCAGGTATAGGCCCTGCACTAAAGACATTGACAGGTGGAAGCAAATATCTTAGCGACGAAGAACGTCAAAAAGAAATGGAACTTTACTCTACAGTTAAAGACGCTTTAGCCAGTACGGATGAATTTTTAAATAGTAAGCCAGTTGTTGGTTCTATTCATCGTTTTGGAAAGAAAGCAAACAAAGGCGTAGCCGATAAGTTGCTTCAGATAGCAGTAGCACTTAACGAGAAAATTATATCTCCATATGTGTTTCGACCAATCTCTACAGCAGCACTTCTTAATGACCCAGAGTCCCCACTTTACAAAAAAGGTCAATATGAAGAAGGATTCCAATTTAGTGACATTAAAGCAGCATATAATCGTAGTGCTAAAGTTTCACAGTTTCAAGCACTTACTAAATCAGATTTAGTCCCAGGACTCAATTCATTTTCAAAACTTGTTCTTTCTACTGGAGATATTAATCTAGACGAAGTTGATGTCTGGAGCGATGAAAGTATAGAAAAGAACTATGTCGACAATGCTGTTGGTCGATGGTTTACTGGATTTGGTGACTTTGCAGTAGGAACCGCAGCACTCGGTGGTGTTGGGCGAGTTGTTAGCGTTCCAGCAAAACTTGGCTTTGCCAAGGCTGGCCTTTATACTAAGACAAAGACTGTTGACCAACTTGCAGCCGATATGGAATCTGGCATTCAATATTCTAAGACTAATGGTGCTTTGGGCTCTCAGACTATCTCAGGCAATCATGCAGTTGTGCTTTCGGAAACCAAAGACTGGGGATTAATCACTAATCTTGTTTCCAGATATAGTACTAATGATAAACTTATTCCACTCATTCATGAGGCAACAGATGCTGAGGCTGTAAAAGATTTTCTTCTTGCAGACAAGGGTAATCTTGCAGCGCTTGAGCGTTTATCAAAAACTGCACCAGATAAATTATTTGATATGTCAGATACATCAGCCCAATTAACATCTAAATTTATGCAAACTGGAAAGACTTACATTCCAGAAGGACCAGCAGTTCCTCGTCTTAAATCAGCATTTGATGCTGCAATTAAAAGCAATCCACAGTTTGTAAAAATTCGTGATGCATTCTTTGATTCAGATTACAACTTAACTCCTGGTGGTAAATCATTTATGCCACAAGAGCCAGTTATTGGTAAAGGTCTTGCAATTGCTGCTGGAGAAAAGATTCGCTCTTTTAAAACTTCTACTCAGTTTCGTGAGTTTGACAACTTTGCAGATATTTTTGAAACAACGCTAGGAAAAGGTGTTGGAAGAATATCCGTCAAACTTGTCAAGTTTGGTACACGTCAAGCACAGTACAAGCCACTAGGTTTTATAACTTTTTCTGGTGTTCGTCCACTTGATGGACGAATTGAACTTAATGCATTTCTTAATAATATTAAGTTGTTCCGTAATGGCGATGACATAATTGATGTTACTGCCGATGGAACAAAGGCCAGAGTTGGCGAGGTTCGTAGAAGATTTGAAGATATGTATATGCGCTCTCTTGGCAAAAATGAAGTCGAAGTTCTTGACCAAATTGATGCTGAAGTTGGAAGACTGCTTGCTTATAAAGTAGGTCTCTATGATACTAAAGAAATTAATTCGCACATTGCTGCTTATCGTGGTAACGTAAATCGTGGCATTAATTCTATGAAGCAAAATGGATATGGCATTGGGCATGATGGAAGTCAAATCTATGTTGACCCACAGACTATCCGTCAACTTACAGAATCATATCGTTTTACTCCTTGGGATTCTATCGAAAACCAGTTCCTTTTTGGTGCAGAAAAAAGTGCTGTAAAGGCTGGAGTAACCCTAACTAAAGACATCGGCGCTCAGTTTTTTCGTGACTTGAACCGACTATGGACATTTGATGTTCTTGTTCGTCCAATGTACATTGTTAAGCAATCTATTGGTGAGCCAATTGTAAGTACAACAATTGCACAAGGAATGTCTTTCCTATATCAAGATTTACCAAATATTGGATTTAATGCTCTTCGCAATAGCGGTAGTTGGTCAGTAATTAAACTAAAGAATATTAAAAATAGAAAAGAACGTGCTTCAGTCAATAATGTAGTTCTTTCTAAGAAAAAAGAATATGCTATGGTTTCTGCAATTAAAGATAGTGCACAATCATCTTTAGAGGACCTTCTTTCTGGTCGCACTTCTCCAGGTACAAAAGCACAACACTTAAATTCAGCAAGACAAGAACTCAAGGCAGCGTCAGCCCTTCTAGATAAGGTAGAATTGGACCTTCGTGCTGCAGCCAAACCATTTGGAGCAACTGAGGCAATTCCAAGTATGACTACGCTAGAACGTCGCATTGCATTTTTGGAATCTCGTCCAAGTATTGGAAAAAATACTGCAGAAATTAAAAAAGCAAAAGCAGCAATTGCTAACTATAAAAACAAGATTAATAAACTTACTGCAAATAAAAAAGAAATTATAGATGCAGATAATCAAGTTGCCGTTGCATATACTAAAATTGATAATCTACTAAGCGAACTGGGCGTTGCCCTTAAAAATCAGGCTGATGTCTGGGGCAAAAACGCTAAGTTTAAAAAGCGCTGGTTTGGCCGAGAACTACAGTATAGAACACTTGACAACGGAGAGTACGTCTCTATTGATTCATTTGTAGAAGGACCTAAGAATTTTACTTCTGGGGTCAAAGCAGAAACCAGCAATGCTCTTACAACAGATTTAAACTTTCTTGGAGATGTATCCGTAAAGATGCGTAAGTCTCTTGTGGAACGTAAAGTTCCAATGGATTCAATTAAGGTGTCCGACCCTCTTTACTTTGGTGAACTAGAATATATAGCCAATCGAATTATGCGTGGAGACCCATTGATTGACCTAATCCTAGGCAATACGTCAATGGCTGAATTAAGGAAGTGGGCTATATCTGATGCTGGAATTAGATACTTACGTGCATTTGATATTACACAAAGTTCACAAGTTAACTCATATCTTG